ACATTCCCTTCCAATAAATATTTATTCGCAGCTACTCTGATTAAAACTGCTCCAGCATATTGTCCTGCAAGATTATAAGCGTTGTCGTAAGATTCAACCATACTGCCAGTTGCTCCCGTAATTGAAGTTTGTCCTGCTCCTTTCTGTCTGATAGCTACCTTAACCAAAGTTGTGGCTCCTGTCGGGATAGTTACTACATTGGCTCCTGAATAATCCATCTCTACTAACTTTCCATTATCGGATGCTTGGAGGGTATAAGTTGAACCTGTTTGAGTATTTATTGCAGTTGGAGACATTACTCCCGTTGAACCAGTGCTTCCTGTGGCTCCGCTCGGGCCTGTTGGCCCCGAAGGGCCGGAAGGACCACTTGGACCAGTAACTCCTGTGGCACCTTGTGGTCCACTCGGACCAGTCACTCCAGTAGAGCCAACTCCTGTGGGTCCGCTGGGTCCTGTAGCACCAGTTGGACCTGATACGGTAGAATCGGCACCTGTTGGTCCGGTAGGACCACTTGGGCCGCTTGGGCCGGTAGCACCGGTCACACCAGCGCCGGTAACGCCAGTTGCACCGCTTGGGCCGGAAGGCCCGGAAGGACCACTTGGTCCGCTTGGGCCTGAAGGACCTGTAGCCCCTGTCGGACCACTCGGTCCTGACGGGCCTGTTGCGCCCGTGACACCTGCGCCAGTAGGCCCAGAAGGACCTGATGGTCCTGTAGCACCAGTCGCACCAGTTGTTCCAGCTCCTGTTGGGCCGCTTGGTCCCGATGGTCCCGTAACTCCTGTTGAACCAACACCTGTTGGGCCTGTGGGGCCTGAAGGGCCAGAAGGGCCACTAGGTCCTGTCGGTCCGCTAACCGTAGAATCAGCTCCTGTGACACCAGTGGGTCCGCTGGGTCCCGAAGGTCCACTTGGCCCCGATGGACCTGAAGGACCAGTAGGACCAGATATAGTAGAATCTGCTCCCGTTGGACCAGTTACACCTTGAACACCCGTGGCACCCGACGGTCCGGTTGCGCCAGTCGCACCCGTTGCTCCAACCACTTCGCTTTTTAATGCCTTATATAAAATCCCGTCAGATGCTCTCTGAACAGCAATATAGTCTGCACCTGAAACGGTTTCTAATGTATCTAGCTCATTTATTTGTATTTTATCTCCGGCCATAGTTTTTTAGTTCTTAGTTCTATTAGTATAATCCGCTGCATTCTTTGTCCTGCCGACAAGGGACAAATCCTCGCTAAACACTATTCTTAGTCCAGTATCGCTAACTACATACTTACCGTCGTCAGTCCCCCAGAAATACACTAAAAAGTTCTTAACTCTTTTCGTGAAATCTGCTGCATTCTTTGTTGCTTTTGACCAAATAGTAGTCATTATTGGTATAAGTCATCTGTATATTCTCCATCATCTTGGAGTTTCAAACTCGGCTTGTCATCTCCTGCTCTATTTCGGTAATCCTCTGCTATGTCGGACTCTAATCTCTCTAACTCAGGTCTTAATTCAGCTACCTTGTTGTGCATTCCGTTAGCTATCGCATAGTCATAAGCAGCTCCGATTGATAAATAGCTGTGATATAACGGGTTAAATCCGGGTTCTTTAGTTGTATCGTCTGCCGTGAAGTATGAGGGAAGCCTCTTACCCCTAACCATTAAGCCTTTGGCAGCTGTTAGGTATGTTAAATCAGCCTTTTTGTTAAGGATTATTGAGTTTCCGTGCTTTTCGTATTTAGTAGGAACTCCGTTATCTCCGTCTTCGTCTGTCTGCAACTCTTGAGCTATTGACCCTTCTCTGACTACTGACTCTAATACCTGATATTTTCCGTTGCTGTCTAAAACAGCCACCTCTTCTATCGTTAGAAAGTCAGCTCCGGATATTTCGTAATCATTTTGTCCTTCAACCAGGGTGGTATAAAAGATATTCATATCATCTTGGTTGAAGTCGTCATATTTCCATCTTCTATCGTTCTTGAAGATGATAGAAACGACTCTATTGAGCCGTTGATTAACCCTCCTTACTCTATCGGCAACCGAGTAAGCGGTTGTATTCATCGTTGCCGAAGAACCGAACAGATAGAAGTCCACCTCCTGGAGTATTCCTTGATTAGTTGTAGTATCGTTGAATACCATTTTAGTCTAAGTTATTGGGACATTGGAGACCATACGAAAGAAACGTTTGTTTGGTTAGTAAGGTCAGCGCATATCCCCTTATTAAACTCTGCTCCGATTTCATATTCCCCGATTAAAGTATCTCCTGCGAGATAAACTTTAACGTCTCCGTCCCCATCAGAAGGGCTGTTTGATATTTCTATCACGCTTGACCCAACATCTTTCCCAACAATTATCCTCTCTAGATATGCCGCTGAAGAAGAGATAACTTTATCTGTCCCTGCGGACGCTACGTAAGTAATCATATTTTTATTTGTTAATTATTTGATAAGCCGACCTATGATGAAGCCCTTTCCACAAGCAAGAGCTTCATTAAGGGCGTCCTACGCCAATCTCAGCGTAACTTTGTAGGTTATCGCATCTCCAGTTCCAGGAGGAACCGTTCTTGTTCCAGTCAATACCGCCCCCGATGTGGTAAGCAGTAATTCGGAATACGCAGGCTCACCTGTCATAGCGGAAACATAAGTTCCGATGGGCGTTGAGCCAGCAGTAATCGCTCCTGACACCGTAGTGTCTGTCGCTCCGAAGGCGAGAGTTGCTATTTCAGTTCCAGCCCCCGTCGCTCCGCTCGGGCCGGATGGGCCGGATGGGCCTGATGGACCCGATGGTCCCGTTGCGCCGCTTGGGCCGGAAACTGTGGAAGCAGCACCTGTAGGGCCTGAGGGGCCAGAGGGACCTGTTGGACCTGACACCGTTGAGGCGGCTCCCGTTGGACCACTCGGGCCAGAAGGACCGCTCGGGCCAGTAGGACCAGTGGCGCCTTGGTTCCCCTGATTTCCCTGAGGTCCTGAAGGGCCAGATGGACCGCTGGGACCCGAGGGGCCTGAGGCTCCAGTAACCCCAGCGCCCGTAGGGCCTGAGGGGCCTGAAGGTCCCGTAGCACCAGTTGCTCCAGTCGCACCTGTCTCAAATTCCGTAAAGGTAGATGAGCTTGTGGTTCCAGTGTTCTTGTATAGCTTTTTGTTAGTTGTATCTCTAACTTCAGCTAAAACAGCAAAACCGGACTCACTATCAGGAGGAGTCCCAGCACTTGTAGCTCTGGCTATCTTGTTGTCTTTGTCATACTCAAGGATAGTGAAGACGATAGAACCGATTGTTCTTTTCTCACCGGCCACTAATATCGGCCGATTGAATATTTTTGCCATTTGTTTATTGTCTTCCGGGAGGGGTTTTATCCCCTCCCAGAAGAGATTAACTTAATAATTCTTACCTGTTTTCGACTTTATACCCAGTTCTCTGCTGAAATTTTTACGGCAATCAATCCCCTAGCTCCATCGGCAAAGGTTTTAACACCATATCCTTCAAGAGCTTGGATTCTGTCACCGAATAGTTTGTCGGCTCTTCTAACTTCTACTTCGGTAGGCATCTGAACACATAAGTCAGTAGCACCTCTTAGACCGAACCAAGAGTATTGAGTCTGGGCTGACCATAAGTTGCTATCTGAGTTAAATGTTTCAGATACAACGATATCTCCATTACCTGTGAAGAGCATTCCTTCATCAGTGCCACAAGATAGATTTCTCTTTTCCAAGATGAACCTATCTTCGCCTGAAACATCATTGTAGTTAGTTCCAACTGTTCCTGTTCCTAATACTGCGTAAGCTAAGTTAGCTCTGGCAGCGGCGGCTGAACCTCCAATAGCGACATATCCGGCTGTTCCACCCGAAATGTCATCTTTAAATGTGAAGGTTACTCCAGCGATAGTAACTGTATCACCATCGGTTGGTTGGTCGGCTATTGTTAAAGTAGCTGTCCAAGGAAGGTTGTTGTTTTGGACAACAATCCATCCCTGCCAAGGTCCGATAATACCATTAGCTAATACTGAATCGCCTAATCCTGTTTCTCTACCAGCTTTGGTTTCTCTTAATACACCAACGGTGTGAGGACCAACGACTGCGACTCTTCCAACTCTCGGAGCGTCAACTAAATCAAGTTTAGTGTGAGCGGCTGTGAAGATTTGAGAGGCGTTAGAAGCTAACAATTCAATGTTGCTTCCAGCAGATCCACCAACGCTACCAGCATCAACTGTGTGAACGGCATCTGTCTTAACTCTGTTTAAGAAGGCCTGTTCAATTAAGTTGTTAAGTTGCTTTTGCATTGAGTTGGAAATTCTGCTTGTCAATTCGTAGCTGGACTGTTTCTTTTCAGTGTCGTCAACATAGACCGATGAATACTTGAAGGTATCCACCTCTAATTCCTCGTCAGTTGACACGTATGCTTTATCCGAGATTTCGTTTCCCGGAGTGTAAGTTCCGGTTGTCGGGTGAGATAGAATCGGTTTGTGAAACTTTCTTCCATCTGCGGACAACACGGATGAGGCTTCGGTTCCTGCCAAGAAAACTGCTGTGTTCTCTACAAACAAGGAAACCTGCAAGTCCTTACTCCACTTTTCTTTGTTTAAGTAAGTTGCTGTGTTTGCCATTTTAATTTTTAATTACTGATAACACCGCAACGAACATTATTATTAAGATTTCTTTTTAGCTTCGTGAGCTTTAAGTTTTTTGTCCCATTCGGCATAAGCCTTTTGCCCCTCCTCTGTGGATAAATCAACATCAGGAGGAGTAGTCGGGTCAAACTCCGTCTTAATTCCTTTCTTCGTGCGGCTGATAGCAGCTTCTTCCGACTTAATCTCTGTCTCAAGTTGTTCCTTGCGATAGACGATGTAAGGGTCTTTAGCTGCTTCTTTTACCGAGATACCGCTGACTTTAGCAATCTTTTTGATTTCGTCTTTAAGCTCTTGTGGAACATCCATATCATTTAGGCGTTCCTCTTCAAGAACAGACAATATCTCAGATCGCACATCGGGTTTCTCAGTCTCTTCCTTTGGCTTAGCCTCAGGAGTTGAAGTTATCTTGGATTTAAGGGCTTCACGATATTTAATCTTTTGGCCGATAGCCTCAGATAATTTTTTTCGTTGGTCAAGCTCTCGCTGTACCGCCTTATCTAAGAGGTCTTGGTTGTCATCTGGGTCAATGCCCAAATCTTCAGCTAGTTTTTCTCTTAGTTCGTCCTCTTTAACTTCTTCGAGCTGTTGTTTTTCTGCTTCAAGCTCTTCAGCAGTAGGCTCCGTGGGAGCTATGTTTTTGTTTTCTAAATCCATAGGATTATATTTTTTGGCCATAGGCCAGTTAATTATTTTTTTTCGCAAGTTTTTAACGAGGTTATCTTACTGCCCTCGTATGATATTTAATTTACAAAGAACGCTTATTGCTAAACAAAAAGCGGGTGAACAATTACCCCAATTACTTAGGATAACTCGTTCACCCGCCTGGTTTATGCCAGCAAGGGCTAATTATTATTTAATTGTTATATCATTTTACTCCTTTTAAAGAGTATTGTCAAGCATCAAGTCCGAAGTCAGATGGGTCTATCGCTTCCTCTCTTGTTTTGTCTATCTCTCTTTCTCTTAAAACACTATCCGGAGCCTCTGCTATCTCGTTCTGCATAGCTAAAGCGTCTATCGTGTCATCATGTGATCCCTTAGGGAATACAAACATTTCTGTTTCAAGATCGGCACAATATCCTTCAATATGGAAAATAGCCCCGACAGAATATCTTGGTATCAGTCCTCTTATTCTGACCTCCTTTTGTGTTGTATTATGTTTTAATGGAACTATATTTGGGTATCTTCCTCTTTTAATACACTCGTCATCAAAGAATGGTTTAAGAGCTTTAAGGTATACGGTTTCTTCTATGCCTATCTTTTCAAATCCTTCTCCATATAAAGTAAATATATGATCTATTAGTTCTTTAGAATCAATATGAACCCTCATTGCCCTAATGTTCCACTTTCCCTCTCTGTCTACATAGTTTCTAACTATTCCAGTATAGTCATTTTCCAACTCCTTTCCACCCGGATCTATCGTAGCAAACTTCCTTGTGTCTAAAGCATCAACCTCTGTTATAGTTCTCTTTTTGACCCAATTCTGTTTGAACTCTTGGTTCTCTGATGTTATTGGTTCTTGCTGATAAAGTGCCGAAAATTCATAAGGTCCGAGTGTGTTCTCTGTCTTTCTTAGCTTTTCTATCGGGAACCTCTCCGGCCATAACGCCTCTCCTCTCTTCCTATTTTTTTCGTCTTTTGTCGCTATGGCCTCAAATTTTATTACTTCCCATTTATCATAATTTTCAACTCCGTTCTTCAGATCTTCCTCTTGTTTGTTTATAAGCCTACCGACAAGATCGTCCGTATGCCACCTAGTATTGATAACAATGATAGCAGTATTACCTCTTTGCCTTGTATAAAATGTGGACTTATACCAGTTCCACCTAGAATCTCTTATTGTTTGCGATTCTGCCTCTTCTCTATTTTTGAAAGGGTCGTCAACTATACCAATCTTAAATCCTAATCCAGTAAATACTCCTCCGGCTCCGGCTGCTGTGTAGCTCCCTCCTTCATCTGTTGCCCATTTACCCTTAGCCTTAGTGTCAGCCTTTAATCTTGTAGTAAATATATCCTGATACTGTTGAGATAGCATTATATCTCTCGTTTGCTGTCCGAATCCTACTGCTAGTTCTCCTGAATAAGATCCTACCATTACCGGCCAGTCAGGATGCTTCCCCAATACCCAAGCTGGAAAGTTCTGTGTAGCTATCTGCGAATTGTGAGTTGGGATAAACGTATCTCCAACAAGATATACTCCACCATCTACTGTAATACACCTACCCAATCTTGGATTTTTAGACCTCCTTATACTAACTATTGATCTTTTCCTTTCCTTAAAATTAGTCTTGTTTATTTTTTTTCTTGGAATAACCGTTGGGATTTCCATATTTGGATTGAAACCCAGCTGATAAACTATTTTTTTACCTTGTATCCCTGAAGAAGACAGAATTGGCTTAAAACTACATTTACTTACCCTCATCCCAAGACTGATTATCAACCTCCTTACATCATCTATGAGTTTTTTGTCACATCCAGAAAAAACAATTCTTCCATTTTTCTGATAAACATATCCATCAGTATCTATTAAACCAGCCAAAAGCTCTAACCTTTGTTTTATCGAAGACCTGAAGTAAACATCTGGAATTCTTTTATTATTAAATAGTTTTTCGTTTTTTAATCTTGCATAAAGGGTTTTGAATCCCGCCCTTATGCAACCAGTATCTTTGTGAACACTTTTTGCAGTTTGTTTAAAACCGTCTTTCTCTATTCTTTCTGCTGTTTGAAAGTCGAGTGGATGATGTGTAATACAATTACTAGTGCTTGTTCCATCACCCAACCATGCACCAAGAGTATATGGTGGAATTGGCAAATCTATCTTTTTACCACTGATGGGCACGTTGGAATCTACTTGGAATCTTCCCCTACCACCCCTGCTTCCATAAACACCATTCCAAACTTGTTGGGACGCCATATATTTTGTTTCTAAGGTTCTTTCTTTTCTTTGTTTTCTATCAAAGACAACCCACTCATGATTACCATGGCATTGGATAATTGTTCCATCAGAAAATTCTACATCATACTCAGACATCACCTCTTCCCATATATTTTTTACTCTAACTGGAGATCCATCCCTACCATAAACATAATCTCCAACCTTAATCTCTCCGTGCGTAATCCAACCCCTCGTTGTTAGTATTGGAGTTTCGTGACTTATTTCTTTACCATGTTGAGGAGGACACTCTATGATGATTCTGACATCTTCTCCTTGTTCTACTTTCAAAATAGCCCTCTCTAATACTTCAGCAAGGGCCTCATGAAACCAAGTATCTTGATAACTCGGGTTTATAGCGATTGAGAAATCAATTAGATGTTCCTTCGCTATTTTGTTCACTAATAATTCCGAGTCGTTTTGCTTCTCGTTGGAAAATTCTTCTGGCTTGTTCATCTGTTATTTTTCTTGTCTTTAGTTCTCCCGTAATCTTCTCTGTCGGATTCCCTTCTGCCATTCTCCATACAAGTTCTTTCGGTAACGAGTTCATGAAATCAATCCTTTCCTCTTCTGTCATCTTAGAAAGGTAATCTCTTGCATAATCTTTCATTGACTTGCCAGGTGGTCTTCCCGGACCTCCAGGCTTTCCCTTTTTAAATACAAATGGCTTTAATTGTTCTGGAACTTCTCCCATTGCTATTTTTTAACTTTTTAAATGTTATTTCTTTTTTTAACCTTTTTAGTAATTCTCCGGCTCTTCCGGCTCTCTTGGTTCTTGATAATCTATAAATGGTTTAAGTATCTCTGCTAACTTCTCTATCGCCCTCTTTCTTGCTGTTATC